GGAAAGTGTGGGTCGACTCCCCGTGACAATCGGCACAGGGACCACTCTGCAGTGCCGGCTGTCCCGGCTACTTTAAACCCCCAAATAATAGATTGAAGATGAGTGACGTATTCAACACACCACATGCTAGGAGAACAATAACCCAAGCACTTGGTTTGACGAACGTATCGGACAGAACACAGGACTGGCTACTACCAGAACCATGGAACCCGCCTATGGATCCCATCAAGAACAGCCAAGAGGCTGCGGAGTACCTACAGCGGAACCAGTACAGGATGCTAAAGCCCCGGGCAATACCCGAAAACACACCCCTAGACACTTCAGAGCTGTTTCCACACTTGGCAGAGTTCGTAGGATCAGGGGCATTTGGCACCTCGACACTGGTCCCGGCTGGGAGCACTGAGTACATCCCACGATACTACCCCACACACAAGCCCGAGCACAACAAACCAACACCCTTCGGGCACTACGACGTGGCACTTCTCAAACAGATGACTTACCAACTTACAAATGGAAAAGACAACCCAGAAGAGGAGGGCACCACGTTTAGGCAGTTCAGGGACACCATAGTGGAACAACAATACGGGTCCGGAACCAGTCAGGGGCAACTAGCCAGGCTAGTCGCCATGAAGGAAGTAGCAACAGGGAGGAACCCCAACAAGTCCCCCAAAGAACTAGGGCTCTCAATGGAGGAGATTGCAACTATGCTAGAGCAAACTCTGCCCATTGGACAGCCCGGGGGGGACGAAGGGTGGCCATCCCTGACAACAACCCTCAGCGAGCTCCTGAACCCAGCTGAGGGAATGGACTACCTCCCGCACATTACAATGAAGTCATCATCAGGACTCCCCTTCATTGGAAAAACCAAGGGAGAGACAGTGACATCTGCACTGGCCATCTGTGACACATTCCTAAGAGAGGTCTCGGAGTGTGTCAAAGAGGGAGCTATGGCCAGCGACAACCAGAAACTACAGAAGCTCCTACAAGACTACTGGTACCTCTCCTGCGGGCTATTATTCCCGAAGGCCGAGAGGTACGAGAAGAAGGCCTGGCTGACCAAAACAAGGAACATCTGGTCAGCCCCCTTCCCAACCCACCTTCTGCTCTCCACGATAAGCTGGCCCATAATGAACTCATCAAAGAATAACATCCTAAATGTGCCAGAATGCGTGTCCCTATACGGGTTCAACCCATTCTCAGGCGGAATGGACGCCGTTGTGACGAACATACTGGCACAACCAGATGAGACGCTTTTTCTAATCTATGCTGACAACATTTACATCTACATGGATAGGACATGGTTCAGCATAGACCTAGAAAAAGGAGAAGCCAACGCAACACCAGAACACGCCCAGGCAGTGTCCTACTACCTATTGACCAGAGGCTGGACTCAAGACGATGGGTCCCCAGCCTTCAATGCCACCTGGGCAACCATAGCAATGATGATTGCGCCCTCCCTGGTAGTGGACTCAAGCTGCCTGTTCATGAACCTGCAACTAAAGACATACGGGCAAGGAAGTGGAAATGCATGGACATTTCTGATCAACCACACACTCTCAACCATTCTTGTTGGGAAGTGGATTGAGGCTGGTCAACCAAACCCAAGGTCAAAAGAGTTCATGGACCTAGAAGCCGCAACTGGCATCAACTTTAAAATAGAGAGAGAGATCGAGGGCCTGCCAACCAGACTACAGGAGGCGATGGACAAGGCAGTGCACACAGGCTTCCTAGGCGACGGGACCACGAACCCCCCAGAGAAAGAAGGGCCCACAGTGGACCTCGACCTACTGGGGTGGTCCGCCACGTACTCGCGTCACATGGACATGTGGGTCCCAGTCCTGGACAAAGAGAGGCTCCTGAGCTCAGCAGCCTACCCCAAGGGACTTGAGAACAAAGACCTAAAAGGAAAGCCCGGGGCCGAGATAGCCTACAAAATAGTCAGAAACGAAGCACTGCTGATGGTTGGGGGCTGGAACTATCCTCTGATAGCCCGCTCACTAATGGCCAACACGAGCGCAGCAAGAAACAACCTCAGACAAAAGGGGGTGCCTCTGGACACTCTGACAAGAGACTGGGAAAAGATGACGGAATTCTCAGACATCTTCGAAGACCTACCAATAGATACCAAACTAGAGGTGACATCAGAGTTCCTACAGAGGCTAAATCTACGAGGAGAGCGGAAACAACCAAACGTCAACAAGCACCACCTTAGAACAAAGGGGCTAAAGAAATGCGTCTCAGCTCTGAAACAAGGCGCCTGCAGGAACCCAACGACGGTGGCGGGGCTAAAGCTGACGGCCTACTCCAAATCAAGGATTAACAAAGCCAAGGCCGTATTTGACGAAATAAACAACCTACCAAAAACCGAGTCAGATGACTGGTCTGACAGGATGGACGACGCAGACAGACTCATGAAGGCCAACAACCTGTACATGAGGGAAGCCCGGTCTGCACTGGAAGACGTCCACAACTCCCTACTAGCCCTGTCGGGAGAAACAGTGAAAGCCAAGACACCGCAAGAGAAAAGCACCGAAAAGGTCTCCAACCCGGTGGTCGGGTACCGCCTACCAGCGGAGCGTGCAACTGGCGTTCAGCACGCTCTCCTTGGAGTAGGAGTATCAAGACCATCGGAAGGGGCACTCACAAAGAACGCGCGTAAGATGAAGAAGAGGAGGGAAAAAGCGCGGGGAATCAATCACTAACGTAGCCACCAAGTCGACCCACTTCCTGATTCCGGACAGCAGGTCCCA